TATAACCACCTATTACTCCGTTTGAAGAAGTATCTGGTTCAGCTACGACAAAAAAGCTTACAATATCAGGTAATCCTAAATTTAAGTCATCATCCACACCATCGGGTAATATAGCTGGTTTACCGTTATCTGTAATTAGTACCCCTGCATCTACTATTTTAGGCTGCTTTGAAGCAGTATTTTGGGTACCATCTTTGCTATTACCGCTTTGGTCGTACCATGTAGTAACGTGTCCATCTGCTGTGATGTCAATAGCTGAAAAACTACTGATTGAGCAAGAAGCAGCTCCATCTGGATTAATGCCTAAAAAATCATTAGAAGAGCCTCCCACAATGTTAAGCATATATGTTCCTGCCAACGATATAACTGCGCTTTGAGTGCCTCCTGCATAAATTTTTACCCCTCCACTTGTAACACTATCAAGCACGATTGTGATTGCATATATATGTCCGTTTATACTTTTACTTTGACGAACTGTTAAGCCATTCTCGTTAAGTAAATCAAACGCCTCTGTTGTTGCATTGTATGTTGTTTTACCTCCAAATGCCCAACCTGTTGCGCCTGTGATGTTGGGGTTTGTAAATACCTCTCCACCATTCACCCACGCCTCTAAAGTACCATCGCTTATCTCCGCAGGCGTAAAGTCCGCCTCTGCATTGTCTGAATCCCTCCGTACCCTTACTACCGCTCCATTATAACTATCGCTTACATACCGCAAAGAATAAGCCGCAGCTGCTCCTGAACCATAGTCAGCAGGTGCTACGTCTCTTGCATTTACCCAATTTTCTAATGTACCATCTGAAACCTCAGTAGCCGTAAAGTCCGCCTCTGCATTATCACTTGAGCGTCTTACCCTTACAACTGAACCGCTATAACTTGTGCTTAAATTCCTTAAACTATATGCCGCAGCAGCAGTCTCAGTATCTAACGGTAAAGGATCAAGCTCTCCATTAACCCAACTCTCAAGTGTACCATTAATTACCTCATTACTTGTAAAATCTCTTTCTTTATTGTCACTACTTCTCCTTACCCTTACAACGTCTAGATTATTATCAGTTAGTACATAAATAGACCAAGCTGCAACAGCTTCTGGATATAAATCTAATATATATAATGGAAATACTTGTGTATCTCCAATGTAAACTTTATTTACATTAGTTGAACCAATTTTAATTTTATTAATATCTAAACTACCTAAATTCATATAATAAAATATATAATAGTAGAACTTGGTGTTAAAACATCATATTCAGCTTGAGTACCAGCCCAAAATTTTAAGTTTATTGCATTATTATTGTCAATAACTCCTGCTGAAAAAAGATTTGTAATATCTGGAGTTGGTATAAGGTCTGTTTCAATTTTATTACTTACTCCGTTAATAAGACCTGTTATATCTGTTGGAATATGTGTATGTGAAACAGGAGCAGCACCAATATCAGATGGAGTTGCTCCGTGAACATTTCCTGTTTGGTTAATATGGTTGTCTAAATTAGTTTGTATTGTTTCATAATTACTATCTAACTCGTCTACTGCATCTTTAACATTTTGTGATACTAATCCACTAACTGTGTTGTCATAAATAACATTTTCAGAATTAAAAGTTGCATCAAATGTTTTAGGTATAACAGTTCTAACTGGGTCATTTCCGCCAAATTTAATTTCTACATTAGGTGAACCTTGAGTAGTATATGCTTCCCAAATGATTACAATTCTATCTGTTGCTCCAAAAGAAACTGTTGATAAAATAATTTCGTTTTCAAATATATTAAAAAAATCTTCACTTTCAACTAAATCAGTGTAACCACTTCTAGCTATAAAATTAGCAGGTGTTAAATCATTGGAGTTATAAACAGTAAATCTTAATCTTGGATTTTCATTATTGTTCCCAATCGATTTTCTTACTTGCCCTATTGTATTTATTGTTCTATCTTGAATAATTTCACTAACAACACCTGCATCTGCAATTAAACGACCTATAATGTCTGGATTATTTGAGTCTGTAGAAGAAATAGCTGGACTAGTAATAATTTGTTCTGTGTCATTATATCTTGCATCTTCAACATTTGTAACAAGTTGAAAATAAGTTTCGTTTCCTATAACTTCAGTAGTAGTTGTACCATATAAAGTAAGTGTAGTTTCTAATGCATCAAGGTCTACTTTATCTGCAAGTAAAGCTTCAACTTCACTTTGCGTATAATAACGATCATCTAAAAAATCGGTGCTAAGTACTAATTCATAAACAGAACCATTCCAATAATAAATACTATCAGTAGATTTGTCTATATAAAGTGAGCCTTTTGATCCTATATCCGGAAAATCTGATAACGTATTATATTGGCGTATAACACAACATGTTTTACGGTTTATATATCTTTTTATTTCGTTGGTTATGCTCATTATTATTTGTTTATATTAACCTACAATTACAATAATATATTAATTTGTTATTACAAATTATGTTGGAATATTTTTTATTACAATATTTGTTAAACTATGCTATAATTTATTCCATTAAATAACAAATTAATAGAACCATAATCTGTATTAATAACATAAGATAAAGCACCATCAATTGTTTCTGTTGAAAAAGTTTCTATAGTTATATTGTCTGTACCTGCGTTGCCAGAAGTATCTTTTATTGTTATTATTTGCCCTGTAGTTAAAGTTGAAATATCCGGTAATGTTTTAACGTCTCCGCCGCTATTAATATCAGTTATTAAATAAAATAATCTGTTTTTAACACTTGCTGAAATATTACTATTGCCGGATCCGCTTGTTAATACTTCAGAAGTAATTACATCAGATTTAACTCCTTGTATAACTAATTTACCTTCGTTATTAGTTATATTTAAATCAGTTTCGCTAGAATTACTAATTTCCCAATTAATAGTATTATAAGTAATATCTCCACATTTTTCACATTCAGTATTTTTTCTTGCTTCTAATATAGAAATATCATCAACAACAACTGTTAATGTAGCTGTTATTGTTGTATCTGCTGTTAAAAGTCCAATATCCCAAACTTTTGAAACATTATCCCAAGTTGTTCCAGCAGGTAGTGATGAATTTTTATATGATACTCCATTAGGAAAATTAAAAGAAACAAAAGTATTATTACTATTTATTGTACCATTATTTGTAGCATCAATGCTGAATGTAATTTCTTTACCGTTATATAAATTTAAAGGTTCTGTTAACATTTTTGTTTTCTTTTAATTATGGTGTTATACTTAAATCAGGTGTTGCATCTGAACTGCTAGTAGAAATATCAGGAGATATCGCTACACATTCCCCAGAACAATCATCACAAACAGTGCCATTTCCGCAAATAACACCATGACAATTACTTTTTATTAAAATAGTAACTGTTCCTTCTGTACTAAGCCCATCGCATGATATTCTATAAGTTATTTTACCAACTCTTTCGTCAGCTCCGTTTATACCATCTACAACAGAAAAGTTCAATTGTGTAGAATTAACATTTACATTGGTTAAATTATCACTGTGGCTAATTATAGTAAATGTAGGCTCTCCTGTACAAACTTCTGTACTAATTTTTGTGTTTTCCCACAGAATATGCCCAGATTCATTACATGCAACAGAATCTTCTTCACACAGTAATATATGACTAGCTACTAAACAAGGGCCATAGTCACAACCTGCAGGAGTTGAACAGCTTTCAGATGATGGGAAACAACAACAAGAAGAGAAAAAATCGTTCATTATTTATTAAGTTGGCAATCGCAGTTTAATCTTTTTATTAATGCCTTTGCTTTAATAAAATATTCTGCTGCGATTCTAGTGTGATTAAATTGTGCATTAGTTTTTATAAAATCAATATATGATTCTAATAAAAGAGATTTTTCCCTATCATAATCGTATTGTGTTTTATATCTATCTAAACAACAGATTAATGTAGGAATTATTGCCATAGTTCTTGTATATTTTATGCCGCAACTTTCAAAACATATTTCATACACTCCATCTTTAAGTTCTATTAAATTAGGCTTGTGTGTAAATATATCAAGTTCAGCCACTTTTTCAGTACTGTCGTTTACGATAACTTTATATGTTACAGGTATTTCATAATCTTCACCATCTTCCCAAATCGAAAAATCAGTGTAATAAGATTTATCACACATTTCTTCTATAAAGAACTCAAACTTACCAGCAGTTACACAAGAACAAAGCATTTATTTTATATTTACTTTTTAAAAAGTGTGCTTTAAATTGAGAAAGCCTGTTATTCTTCACCCAACAGACATTTTATTTTTATAAAACTACAAAGGATTATTTTTAAATGCTTTTTGTGCAGCTCTTGTATTTTCAACAGAGTCAATTACAAGAGCTCCATCAACTACATATAAAGCAACATACCCCTCTACATCACCTGTAGTAGAGTTATAATTTTTTAATGTAATATAACTGTAACATTCGTCACATACCATACCACATCCGCATTCTGCAGCTTCCTTAAGTGCTAATTTTAATTCTAGTGGTGGAATACCACTTTTTGTCTTTTTTAACATTTTAATTGTATTTTAAATTCAAAATTAGGAGTGGTTTTTACGCCACCCCTAAGAATTGATATGGATAGAAAAGGAATCACCTTTTGGGCTATCTTTTATTCAATATGTTATATTTGGTCTCCTGCACAATTGATAGCTGTAATAACTTCACAACTTTCTGGACTAAGTGTTTTAAGTTTAGTAAGAAGAGCCTCTACTGCAGTTTTAGTAGTTGAATCATTTTCAGGTACATCAATATTACCTTCAATTCCAAAAGATTGATATGTACCCATACCAGTTATTCCGAATTTGTCAAATGTAGAAAATCCGATTTGATATGTACAATATGATTTATCACATCTCGCTCTAACTGCTTTTCTTAGTTTAGATTGTTTACTAGGTAAACCTAACCAACCTGATCTATGATCTCCGATATCTCCAAAATCACCTAACTCTTCGTAAACATTGTTAAACTCAGCAAACTGAATTTGACTCCCAAAGTTAGCAGGTAATTTAGGCTCAAGTAATGTAGCCTTTTTAGACCATTTCGGATTCAATACACCAGAAGGTGAAATAATTTCAAGCTCAACCCTTCTGCCCCAAAATTGTTTAGGTTGTGTAATATCTAATTCTTCACAATCATATTTTGGTTGTAATGCTATAGCTGCAATACCACAATTAGGAGTTTCAGTTGTTCCTGAACTTCCACATTGTTGACATGTAGAAGCAGTTACAAAATCAGGAAATGAAGTAATAGCATCAGAACACTCTGTTAATCCTGTAATTGTAAAAGTGTCATCACATGTACTTACAAAAAGTTGTGCAGGACAACATTGCCCTTGTCCTCTTGTAACTACTGCAAAACCACTGTGCTTTCCTAACTCAGCTTTAAAAGCTTTTTCAATTTCCATTGCAGCCAATTCCAATTGGTCTACTAATGTTTTTGTGTCATCGGCAGGATCAGTTAGATTGAATGTATATTGAGTATTGTTTACAGTGAAAGTTGTAAGCTTTGCAAACGCATTACAATCAGTACAATCCGTTCCTACTTCAGGAGCAATGCAGTATGCTTTGAAATTAGGGTGTATCTTAACAAATTTTACTGGAACATCTGTACCCCAACCTTGAGGTGATGTATGAGGGTAAATTGTACCATCCTTAAGATAATGTTGTGAATCATTGTTAAGTAAATCAACTAATCCGCAAACCATTTCATCACAGGATACTGTTTGGTCGCAGCCATCACACGTTTCACAATCAGGTGTGTAAGAAACAACTCTTTGTTCAAATTGTTTGTTTACATGTGTTGCTCCTACCCAAGATAATGTGTCATTATCATAAATTCTATATCTAGCTGTTAATGTTTCGCAACTAAGACATCCTGGATAAATAGCCTCAATATGAGGCACTGCACACTTAGGGCCAAATGCATTAAGTGTATCAATTCTACATCCATCAATTTGTAATGGTACAAGCTCTCTAATTCCATCAGAAATTTTCTTGTTCATACTAGAATAACCAACTCCAATCTTTAGTTTAGAAATTTGATTTGCTGTGGTAAGATCTGCTGGCTCAATAGTTGTTGGTATAGAACCATCTTTGGTTTCAATCCACATAGCCAAAGCTTTTGGCGGTACATTGTATTTCTTGATAATAGTTCCATTATCTTCATACTCGCTGTACAAAGCGGTTCCACTTGCCACAAAACCAAGATTTCCCTCAGTACTTATGTGTCTTGTGTATCTTATTTTTTTACTCATGATTATAAATATGTTAAATTAAATTTTTTCGTTGTATATATTTTTGTAATTGTGTTTGAAAACCTTCTATATCTTTTACGTCTCTGTGACCTATAAGTACAGCAATGTCTTCTACTTTTATAGCTGAATCTTCATCTAATACAAAATCAACATCTTCTTTGATAATGGTTTCATCAGGTTCTTCATATTCATTTGCACATTTTAGTAAACTTGGAGCTTGTAATGGAACAATCTTTTTGTAATAATCTATACGAATATTCTCAAGTTTAGATTTATTATCTAAATATAAATGTAAAGAATCTCCCGAATCATCTGCTATTAATTGTTCCCATTCAAAACTTGGTTTTCTATATGGGCTTCTAAGGGCTTCATAAAGTTTGTCACTAAATACTAGTCTTGGTATTATTTCTTTATTTTCTTTACAGCCCTCACAAGAAACATTGGCAATTTGATTAACTCTTTTGTAAAAATCTTTTGGATAACTAGCTATATATTTATTACCATTTTTAGAAAAATTTAATTTTTGATCTTTTACTAATAATGGTCTTAATATGTTTTTATAATAAATGTCCATCTCTGCTAAAGGGATTATATTTGTAACATATATTTGATAAGCCTCGTTTATTAAAGGTATTAAATCAAGAAGTTTATACTCTTGCTCTTCACCACTAATAAACGCATTTAATTTACGTCTTACGTTAAATATAATCTTTCTAGTAGATATCATTATTATGCAAATTCCTCTAACAATTCTAACAATTCATCAAATTTTTCTAAGTTGTCGTTATGCATGTAGAAGTTTATAAGTAATTCATCCGTGATAATTGAATCGCCTGATATAGGAACAGCTTTTAATGTATAACCAGTCTTTGACCTCCTTATTAGATTTTTTCTAATTGCAGAATAAACAGCAGTGTAAACATCTAATTGTGTATTATCCATGTCGCTAAACATCAAAAACATATCAGAATACAATCTTTTTGTACCTGGCATTTTTTCATTGCCATCAATACAATAAGAATAAATTAATGTATCTAATGCTTCAGGGTCATTATAATTATCAGAATATCCCGGAGGATCTAAAATAGCTGCAATCTTTTTCTTTCTCTCATGACTCATTCCTCCAAATATTGTAGTAAGTTTTACCTTTTTACTAATATTTTTTGCCTTTGTCTCTTTTTCTATTTTAGGGCTGATTATCTCTAATTTAGAACCTTCTGTATCAAATTTCGATTGTACTTTGTTAGATTGTTTTACATTTGACCTATCTCTATAGACCCTCATATAAAACTCTTCAATTGCACTATCATTTGTTAATGTTTTAGATGATCCTACCATTTTAGTTGAAGTCCATAAAAACATATGGCTAAAAAATGGGTCAAATCTATTAACTAAAGATGTTTCATCAACAGTTATAATATCTCCTGTAGAATCCGTTAAACCTAAAGATTTAGCTATTCTTTTTAAATCTGAAACTTGACCATCAAAAGCCCATCTATCACCCTTCCAAAATGGAGTTAAATTCATCATTACACCAAGTAATGGTTCATCTTTACTTAAAGTTTCTCCAGAAAATTGTCCCTCAGAATTTGGGTCAATATTTTGTTGATTATATATATCCCCATTTGTTTTTAGTTGGCCTAAGTTGCCTTTTCTTTTTAAAATAATTACTTCTCTTTCCATGTTAAATTTACTATTTATAAATTAAAAAATTGGGGAGTATTTCATCCCCAATTTTTATATCTAAATTATTTAAGCGGAAGGCCTAAATAATAATATTCTACTTACATCCATTACGGCTAAACCAAATGTTCTACTCTTTCTAATTAAATATGCATCTCCAATATTCTGATCCCCCACAGTTTTAAAGAGTGGGTTTTTCATACCTACTGGGCCATAAGAAGACCAAAAACCAGGTATTTGAATATCTCTTGATTTATTAGATCTTTCAAGTAGTTGAACGTTAGGTTGTCCACCCCCCCAATCAAAAGCCATGAATTCGTGTGAACGTATGGTATATGATGAACCAGGCATGTATTTAGCATCAAACAATGTATCGTCAAACATAGGCATATAACCAACAGCAACACTACCGAATGGTTGAACAGAATACTTTGTAAATTGATATGCTCCTAATTCAAACCCTTTTTTGTTAGAATCCCAACTTTCAGAACTTTTTAATACAAAGTTTTCAGTTACTTGGACTGCCTGTGCTCCAAATTTTTCTACAATCCACTTATTCCAAAGTTCTAAACCACCAGAACCTGTCATTAATACTAAGTTTCTTTGGTTTACAGGAACTCTATCGTACCAATAAGACTTGATTTGATCAATAATCATGTCGATAGAATTAGTAAATGGATTGTATGTAATAATATTAGATTCCTCTAAATAAGCATACAAACCGGGAGTCGTTGTATATGGCTTTCTTGAAACAGGGTCTACACTACCTCTAGTCATTTGTCCATTAATCAAGATTTCTTGCATCTCTCTTTCAAAAGATGCTTCAAATTCCATCTCCATTTTATTAGTAATTCCTGCAATCATTGTGTTATCATCAAACTGAGCAGCAACCATTAATGAACCTTCCATTAAGTGAGTTTCTTCATCAATAGACATCTCCTTAGTCATAGTATGCATAGGAATACCAAACTCAATGTAAGAAAATCCTACATTGAATGAAAAAGTACCTGCTCTACCTGATAACGGAGATAAGTGTGATGCAGCTTGTCCTGATCTTTTCCACAATTTACCTACTTTTAAATACTCTCTAGGTATAAATGTATCTTTATTTACAAGAACAGCTCTATACTCTGTTCCGCCAGGTATTGACCTACCATGATCAACAATCTCAATTTGCGCTCTTCCGTTTTCAACTGGAGATACCCAATCAGATGGTTGTAAGTGATTAATTTCTGTTCTAAATAAAAATTCTTTACCACTAGAACCTAAATAAGTAATTTGTTCATTATTTGCATCACCTAAAGATGTTAATGTTCTTATAGGCTTACTATAAGTTCTCCAACGAACTTCGTTGTGTTTTACATCTTTTACTCCAGATGTACCTTTTAACCACTGCAAGAAAGGCGCTTTACCTTCAGAAATTGTATTTGAAGATTGTGCATAAAAACCTTTTGCTAACTCTGTTAAATCTGTGTAGTATGATCCAGTTCCACCTGCTGCAGTTAGCAAATGTTGAAAATCAAAATGACTACTAAAATACTTTTCGCCATTTGCTCCTTGCATATCTACAATATACTTCGATGGATATGGCGTTGTTCTAATTCCACTCATGTTATTTATTTAATTAAATGTCCTAATATTTTATTATGATAAATCTATTTCATACCGACCAGCTTTTTTTGGAACATAAGCTGTGTCAGAATTTTTACTATTTCGTTTTTTTATTGATTTAAATCCTTGAGAACGATTATGTATTTTAGCCATAGCCATTCTTAATTCTTCGTTTTCCTCGTTTGTTATTTGAGTCTTTAATTGCTCTTTTTCTAATGATCTAAATTTATCTATTTTAAATAGATATAGTAAATTTTCAAAATTTGAAAGATTATAGTACCAATTTTCAAACTCTGTTAATTCTACATCTTTACCTTCTATTTTAAATATTTTTTTATCGTTAAAAAAAGTTTTTAGCTTTTCTACTTCCATAGGAGATAGCTTTTCATTTTTTAACTCTCCTTTTACTAAAGCTTTATCTAATATTTTAAAATTATATTCTTTTTCTTTTTGTATTTGCTCTTCTCTTAAAGCAGTTTGTTTAGATTGTTCTTCGTTAAAAATTTCTATTTTTTCAGAAAAATGTTTCTTTGCTTTTTCTAATTCAGATTCCCTTTTTTTATCATCTGAGTCTATAATTAACATCCTATCATCAATTTCATCCTCTAAGAAGCCACGTTGTTTATAATAATCTTGCAACATCTTATCAGTAAAATTTTCATCAGCTTCGTAAATATCTATATTTGAATATTTTTTAAATCTATCTATTACGTATATCTCATCTATAGGTGTACCATTTTCGATGGCTTGTAGTAAAGATATATTTTGTTCATTTACTCCAGCAGAAGATAATAATTGTTGATATTTTGAATCAATATTTGCCTCTATTTGTTTGGATTCTTTTTCTCTTAATGCATTTATAACTGAATCAACAGTCATATTTTCATTTTCTAATTTAAAATCTTCTTCTAATATTCCTTTTGATTTTAAATAAGTTCCAAAAAATTGGGCAACTTCTATTTCTTCTTCGTCAACTTCAATTTCTTGCTCAATTTTATTTTCTTCCTCTTTTTTATGTTCAGAAGAACTTTCAAATTCAGTATTTTCATCTTTTTTATTATCATCTACTAAATCGTTAGTTTTATTAATATTATCTGTAGATGATTCACTATTTTCATTATTATCTATGTTATTACTTCCATTGATAATATTATTCTCATTTGCAATATCTGAGTTAATATCAGTTTGAGAAGTTTGTTCTATGTTTTCTTGAGATGGATTTAAAAGAACAGTTCCTTTTAATTCTTCTACATATGAAAAATCAGGTTTTGTATCGTTATTTAATACAGTAACTCCCCAGCTATTGTTTTTAGTATTATCCTTTTCCATTGTAAATATATTATATGATTTTTAATTTTTGTGTTTGTAAAAAATTATTTTTTGTATTTTCTATAAAGATGTTACTTATTTTTGGTAGAATTTGCTTTTATATCTAATTCTCTATTCTTTAATTTTACTTCTTCGGCTAATTTTTCTCTTTCAAATTTAAGTTGTAATTCTTTACTTTCTTTTAAGTCATGAATTCCATCTTTATTTATATCATTTGCATTAGCAATAGTCTGCGCTCTTATTATTTCTCTTTCTTGTTGACTATTTAAAACATCTAAATGCATTTTATATCTAATGTCTAAATCTTGTTGATGTTTTTGAGCTTCTAATTGCTGCTGTTGTTCAAATTGTTGTTGAGCTATTTGTTGAGACTGTTGTAACTGCATTTGTTGTTTTTTATCAACACGTTTCATTATATTTATCAAATCAGTTCTCGTTTCTGCTAATGATAAATCTACAATATCACCTGGAGACATTCCATTCTGAATAAAAGCTTGTAATTGATTTCTTAAAAATTCTATCTGTCTTGCCATTTTTCCAGAATTTTCAATCTTTACATTAAATTCTGAATACCAAAATGGATAACCAACTCTTAACTCTTCATAACTTGTTGCGGATAAAACATTTTTTAATTTTTCCATATTTTCCTTAAAATAAGGTCTGGATATATTAATAAGTCTATTTACCGATTTTTCAAAAACTTCTCTATGTGAATCAAACATAGGCTCTGTTTGATTGTATGATGACTGTTGTTGAGATGAAATATTGCTTTGCCCTGCGTATTGACCAACTTGTCCAATCCTAACAGAATTGAATCCCATTGCTTTATACAATCTTTCAATCATATCATTAATCATCTGTATACGCCCAACTATATCACTCATTTTTGACATGTTAACACTTTTGATAAGTTGTGGGTCTACATTTCCAAAACCTCTTTTTTGAGTTTCTATTAGAAGCAAATTGTGATCTTTAGCAACATTTAAAAAATCACTCCATGTCATATTATCTGGTTTCATGCTTTTTAAAAACACAAAAACTTGCCCCGTATTTGTTCTTAAATCTTTTTTTAACTGAGCAAGTTCCATATCAACATCTCTTTGAAATTGCTTTCCTAAATCAACAATAGATACATTTAAAGATCTGTTATTATATGTGTTGAAAGCTTTACCAACATATGGTAACTCAACATCATAAGGTGAATCAATATTTTTCCATTGATAAGGTAACTCTCTAATATTTAAATAAATTGGATCATTAGTTCCTAACTTAGTGCCTTCCCAAACTACATCTACCCATATTTCTTTTATTAAAATATCTTTTTCTATGTTTTCAACATAATCTTCAGTTCTATACTGTATATCTATTCCGCCTTCTTCATTAATTCTAAATACTTTATACATTTTTCTTTTGTCTTTCCAAACAAAATGACAAACACGTATACCAAAATCATATAATGATACATCACTGCCCCATTGTTCTTCTATGTATGCTTTTGCTGCTGCAATATTTGGGAAATTTTCCTTTTTTCTGTCATCTTGGCTTCCAAATTTTTTATTTAATTCTTCGCCTTTTACAGATATTTCATATTGATATTTTCTCTGACTTGGACTATCATCTGTTAATGGATATTTTGCAGTTCCAAAAACAGGTTCTAACATACGCTCTAATTCCTTCCAATGAGACTCTCTTAAATATTCACCATATTTTTGTGTAACTTCTTGTATAGTCATCCATGTTTCTCGTCTTACCCAATCCATGTCTTGAATCCACTCTTTATTCCTAGAGCCTCCATATGTTATTTCATCAGGAATTATATATTCAAATTCTGGCCCATGTGTACCAATATTAATATAAAAACAACTAACACCAGTAGCTAACATATGTACAAAAGATTTGTCATATTGCCTCTTTAAATCAAAATGTAATTCAAACCAATTAATAAGTTCTTGAGCTTGTTTTGCTATTGGAGATAAATAATCATTCTGCATATACTCCGTAATATCTTTTGGAGTCATAACTTTAGCATTGTTATTAGCCTCTTGTTCTATTTGATTTATTATTTCAGGTTGAAGTTGTGCAATATTAGAAATTTGATTTTGCTGCATAAAGTTTTGAATATAAGCTTGTTTTATAGGTTGTATAAACCTTTTGTCAAAACTATCCTTTAGCATTTTTCTGTACTCCTCTTCAGCTAAACTTTCACTATATTCAGAAACTTCTTTAACACTTAGTTTAAATGGATACATTCGATTTTCACCATCTAATGTTTTACAAACTTGAGATATAATGGGATTGTGTGGAACTTCTCCCATGTCTAAAGTTACCAACTCCCCATCTATTTTAAAAGTATCTTCTACTTTATATAAAGTTGTATCTAAACGACCATTCATTAAATCATAATTAATTTTATACTTTGTAAGCATTTTATGATCACGGTATGTACCATAATAGGTATCATAAGTGTCCATGATATCTATTTGTCGTTTAAAATTATTTGCTTCTTTTTGTTTTTTAGAAGTCCTATATTTTATGTTACTGCTAATAACTCCCATTAGTATTGATTAATCTTAGCCATTGGCCTTGGTTTATAATTTAATTGTTGATGTGAATATTTATCATAAGGATCATCATCGTCCTCTAAAGGTATTTCTATTTCTATTCCTTCAGTGTTAGCAAGAATAAGTGGTAACCCCATCATAGCTGAAACAGCATCAAAATTTGTTTTGTTTTCTATTTCAAAACTTACTAATTCAGAAAGAAATCTTGGATCTTTTATTCTATGGTAATTTCTTAAAATACAAATACCATCCTTATCCCATTCAATTTCTTTATTTAACCATTCTCCTAATTTATATAAATTCCATATATTAGTTCTTTCATGTGCGTCATATCCAAATTGATAGCCACTTTTTCTTAATTTTTGTGGTGTAATACCTCTAGATAATGCAATAGAATTCCAAGGTGTAGGTAGCATAAAATGTTCATAATTTTTTCTTAAAACATATTCAGCAAAACCTTCAGCATTATTTTCTGAAAATATTTTACCATTATAATAAGATGCAGCTTTTATCGCTTCATAAAAACCATCATCTATATTATCTCTCCTTCCTACAAATGATGCAACTATTGTATCAAACATTCCTTCATTATCAAATGCATAATCAGATTTGTAAACATAAATAGCTTGTAATGAAGAACCACCAATTGATCTTCTGATAGGGTCAATTAAAATATAGTACAAACCCTCAGGTGCATTTAACATAGGAGCTTCATATATAATCCAAGCACCATTTTTATTTTCTATTTTTTCTTCATCCCCATATTTTAATATGGGCTCAAGATTCCCTGAAAAATCAGATTTAAAATAAATTCCATTTACACTATCTTCTAAAGTTCCTATAGAGGAAAATTTTTCAAAATAGCTTCCGCCACCTAATTGCATAGCTGTTAAATCTCTAAGGTGGTCTTGTATACCTGATTTAGGTATATTTAATTTTGTTGTAGGTCTAAGTAATTCTTTTGGATATAAAGGATTCCACATTAAGTCATTAGAAAAATCTAATATAGATTTCTGCTTTTTTTCTTCTATCCTTTTTGCTATCTCAACAAATAACTCAGTTTTTAAATCTGTATTACCATCATTATCTCTGTTTTTCCCTTTATATAAAGTACAAAGAAATAAACCACATTTTTTATTACCTTTCTCCCAATAATTAGGTATTGGGAAAATATTATAAAGTTCAGGGTTTTCAAATATTTCTTTTGGTTCCCTAATAGCTTCCATATCTCCACCTGTACCTAACATAATAAGTTGACCAACCCATTCTCCATCGACTAATATTGCATCTTTAGCTGATGCATATATTGATTTTAAATTTGATTGAAATCCAACCTCTTCTATATATTGTCTTTTGTATCTATCACCAGTAAAAGCTTTAACATCACTCCTTTGTATTATTTGAACTTGTGCTTGACCACCTTTCAAAGGTTTTTGTTGTGGACTTTTAGATTTTAACTCATGTATAATACTTGATCTTGATGTTGTTTTCCAACTACCGGTAAATTTCTTATAATATGCACCCCATCTTTTTTTAGACTTTTCTGATTTAGCTTGGCTCTTTTTGGGGTAGTCATACATACCAGGTTGTAAGTTATATGCTCTTTCAAAGGCTTCTAATGTTTTTCCTAACGCTGCAGAATCAGATGATGCTATACCATATAATGCAGGTTTATTCATATCAGCCCTATCTTCAAATCTTCTTACATCTCCAAATATCCACTCGTGTAAAAATTCACCAATAAATACACTAAAACTTTTACCTAAAGTTCTAGCTGCTAATATAATAACATTGTAATAACCATTACTATAACCAACAGGTCTAAGTTCTCCTGTATCTTCATCCGGCATTAAATCAACTATAGGTCTACCTAAAGGTTTATTACGTTTGTCTGTTATTAAATAAACCTCTGTTAAATAAATCCAAGGATCAACATACTCTTTCCATTCTCCATTTGGTTTTTTAAGAAAAGGGTTATTATCTATTTTTTTCTTGTCGAAATCGGTTAACTTCTTACCATCAATTAATTTTTTTAAGTACCTATTACAAGTATACTTATCGTCATCCTCAAAACCAGAAAAACCCTCTGCGCACAGAAGGTAAGTGAAAATTATCCATTCATTGTCTCTTAAATAAGCATTTACAGGATTCCTTCTCTTATCAACAATAAAAGGATAATTTACATAAAAAAACAACTTAGGTGGTATATATACCCAAGTTCCTTCATCTAATTTATTATCTTCATCCTTATCAAAAACCCACTTCCCCTCTAAACAAGGATTTAAGAAATCATTATACCAATATTTCTTATACTTAAAACTATGTGGACTTAAATTCTTAGGGTGGTCTCTATGATAAAATAATTTTCTGTTTTTTACCTTATATGGAAATAAGTCAATAGCAAAATCATCAGTTTCAGTATGTTCTATTCTTCTGTTAAGTAATTCCACCATTTAATCCCCATATTTCTATTTCACTTGGATCATAATCTCCAAATAATTCTTGTTCTCCAACTTCTTCTTTGAATTTCAATTCTAAATCAATTGCATCATTAAGTAAATCTCTTCTTAATTTATTTAATTTAATCCTCATTTCATATTCAACCTCATCCTCGAAAGATAAATTTTTTATGGCACTTTCAATGTCAAAAATTTCATCCTTCATTTTAATTAAAGACTTATGCAAACTTGAAGTACAATATTCTTTATATGATTCAACTATGTGAACATAATCATCCCATACAAAGTCTTTATCTTTTATAAAGTTTTCATTTACATCTTTAACTAAATCAGTTTCAGATATTTCTGTAGCAAATAAAGGAGATTTAGCATCATAGATTAAATAAATAGCCTTCATTATTAAATCCGAGTTTTTCTCTTTATAAAAATCAGAAAATGGCCTAACTATTTTAAGTGCTGGATTTTGCTCCCAAAAACTACCTTCAATATCTTTTAATATAGCTACGTGCAACTTTTATATTTTTTTCTTCTTTACAATGTTCTCTATTTATAGTAATCTTATCTCCTTTTTTTATATCGCAATGAAAATATAAACTATCAGTTCTGTGCCTATGTGGCTCTTGTAAATTTGTTTTGTTAATCTTTATTTTCATATCTACAAATAACTATCAAATGCTCCACTCTTAATCTGAGAAGCTAATTCTCTAAAATTTTCAACTGTCCATTTATTAGTATTCCCATGATCATCTTCTAATAAAACTTTATCATTCTCAACATCAATAGTAACATCAGGACATGTTGAACAATTTTTACACTGTAAATTAACTTTTAAATAATTTTCTTTTTTATCTAAATATTTCATGTTTAATTTTTTTTTTTGAAAAATGGCCTGGAGGCAGAGGATACCCCCAGAGCCGAGGTAGGACATTATGAGAGGTTAATTGTATTTAAATGTAGAATGCAATTAAATACATTTACCTGTGATGTGAAATCTTACTATCCTTAACAGAGGATTTGTAATTCGTTTATTATTCTCATCTTTTGTGTATTCCGGTATTTCCGGATCTAATTTAACATATATATATCTACTTATATCCCCTTTATCATAAGCTGTATATATAACTTTTAACTCTTTATTACCTTCTTCATCAATAAGTATTGATGGATCTGAACATGAACATTTAGCATAAACATAATCAATTAAATCAGGATTTTGTGTACATTTAATTGTATTTGTTACTGGTTTGTTTAATTCAACTTCACCTAAATCAATGTCATATTTTTCCCATCTAGTTATATTCTTTCCAGTTATATTTTTATCCATTTCTGCCCATTTTATAAATTAAATTAATTATTTTTCTTCAATATTATACTATTAGAACTTACCCATTTTTCTTGATCGCAAGAGGCTAATGGGTTGTACATCAAACCTTTTATATTACAACCACAGCTTACGCATTTTCCTGCCTTCCAACATTCTTGGCATTTAATAACCCTATCTGCAAATGTTGTTAAATATTCATCAAGTTCTTCATAGTTGAAATCAGCTCCATCTGCTTTTATTTCAGACCACTTTCTAATTTCTTGTACTTTATTTTTATTTATATTACTAAAACCTTTTATCCCAATGTGTTTTAGTAAACTTTTTATCCCTATAACTTTATCTAAGGCTAGTATACCTACTAAAAATAGAAATAGTAAACTAAAAAATAATACATCCATATCTATAATTTATAACTACTTAAAATATCATACTCATCAAAAAGATAAGTTAATTGATCAAATTCTGTTTCGATTTTATTCCAAGGTAAAACAATTTTCTTATCTTTATAATTAATTTCTATCATAGGAAGTTTCTTCCTAAAACCTTCTGGTAATATTGGCTCTAAGTTAGAGTTAGATAAACTATAAGCAGTTATAAAATCTGGATTATAT